CTCGTACGGTCCGGCTTTGGTGCGTTCCTCGGCATGCGAACGTGTCCCGCTTATCCCGTTTGTGTCGAGAATCACGCCGGTTTTCTTGATATTCTCGCTGATGAATTCATACGCCTCGGAGCTTGAATCCCATGTGACTGCGCCTGCACCTTCATTGATATAAATTACCGTCTGATGTCCCATCGTGGCCATTATTCAGTCTCCTCGGTTTCGGGAGTGTCGGTTTCGGGTTCGTCCGGTTCGGGAATGATTTCTTCGATCTCGATCTGAATGTCTTCTGTGCTCGTATATTTGCCCGGATATTTTGCACGCTTTGCACACTGGATCGCAGTCCCCAGCGAATCGAAAACGCCAATGCTTTTACCAGCTTGGTCAAAGACTTCGTGGTCCCAGCCGTCCCCGTCCCCGTCCGGGTGCGGTTCCGTTGACTGGATGCTCACGATCAGATGTCCGTGATAGTTTCTTTCAAGTCTCTGAGGCTCTCGCATCACGTGGCCTTTCTCAATTTGTCTGACGCTGATTTGGTTATGACTTCCGTGAGTTCGTCCACGTTCTCGGTTGTCAACCCGACGTGAGCACGCTGCGGGATATTGCGTGTGCCCTGTTGGTGGAAGATCGAGTACGGAACGTCTGTCCCGAACGTGAGTCCCCTGTCGGTTATCTCTCCGACGTGGTCTGTATGACCCTTGGTGGTCAGCGACCGCCTCAGCCGTTTGGTGTCGACGAGGATCGTGGCGTGTCCCTTGCGTGCAATTGTCGCCGCAGCAAGCGGTGGCCATGCCGAGAGATTCGGGTCATTCTCAAGTCCGAACCGATCCGCGTGACTCTCATAAATCAGGTCGTCGATGTCGTCGAGTTCGTCCCGGTAGCTGGCGGCTCGGAAGTTTGACGCGATATCGTCGTAGACGCCCTGAAATTCGGCTACGGTGAGGATGACCTCTTGGATTACGTCGGCCATCAGACCCTCCTCGTGACACGTGTCACTACTCTGAGATTGATCGGAGAGACGAACATCTCTTTCTCAAACCAAGCGGACAGATCCACTACAGCAGCCGGGTCAAGCGTGATGGTGTACTGGACGGTTCCGGTTGCGGTGATCGTGACTTTATTGTGGATAAAATGGTCGAGAATGTTTTCACGCCAGAGCAACCGCCGGTCGAATGCATCGAAGTTCCTGACAGCCGCTTTCTTGTCGATGATGAAAATCGATACAGAATAACCGTAGTCATCACTGACGTTGGTGCCGGGGTTTGGGAATGACTCGGCAAGGAAAGAGGAGACCGATATAAACGGCATGGCTGCAGGTGCGAATGCAACGTTTTCGGGAACAGGCTGAAGTATAATATGCTCCCGCTCGACGCCTGTCAGAGCCACGTCGTCCCTGAGAGCGTCCCGGACTGCCACAATAATTTGTCCGAGGATTGAGTCAGCCATTTCATCTTTGTTTCACGCTTAGACACAGCCATTGATTTCCCGCATGCGATTGGGTTGCAGCTTTCACCGTCCATACGACTGTGGTTTCTGACAGGTTCGCAATTGTGTCTTCGCTTATCGTGTAATCGGGTTCGATGATGTTGCATAAATTTACGAGCAAAACATCGGGGATAATCCACATTCTTTCGTCACCGACAAGACTGATTCCGCTGAAAACGCTACGACCTCTTGACAGTTCCCGTCGTGTTGCTGCCCCCTTTGTCGTAGAACCATCCAGCCAACTGATTTGATCTTGCTGCGGTGATTCATCGATACTTCCGCACGTTAAAACCGTGACGATCTTGGCATCGTTCAGGTGCCGGTAGTATTGTTTCGCGTCGTCGATAAACGTCATCGATCATCCGATTGCCTCTGATGTAACCTCGGCTACTCCGCCAGCGGATGCGAGCAAGCTGTTGATTTCCTTCAGTTCCCGGTACAACCCGTCCTTGTACCCGACGTGGTCGAAGCTGGCCCCGCCTCCGCTTTCGTTGATCGTCCCCCCGGCTTTGGTACTATCGAGTGCGGCGAGTTCGGAATAAATGCTGTCCCGCCGCGTCTTCAGGTTCGCTATGTTTTCTGCGTTGGTGGCCATTATCCGCCTGCATTCGCTCGCCGGTTTCGGACTGCATCCGGGACGTGGTTCGATGCGTAGCCGGAGTCTCCGGCGTCTTTTTTCGTGCCATGAATTGGGAACGCCCGGAAGCGATATCCGGCAGCGTGTTTGATGCCCCGCAATAGCAGAAACTCCCGAATCGCATCCGAAGATGCCGGAACCCCTTTGATTCTGGCCGGGGCCGGCATGGTCCCTTTCGTCCCGATACACTTCACGTCCCAATCGTACAAATAGATTTTGGACTTCTTACGACCGGTCGGGCTGTATGGGTCCGGGGCGGTTGCGTACTCGTGACGGCGACGTGCGAAATCGCTGTCAGATTCCTTTTTGCCTTGAGTGAGGTCGTCAGGATCGACTCGAATGCGATGGCCTTCGGGAGGCTTGCCGACATCGATAGGAATTTCGTCTTCCTCCGGCAGGGGCGTACCGGGGGAGAGAGGGGTCGAACTCTCCCCCGGCTGAGGCAGCACCGCTACTGGCGAATATGCACTGTGGTCTGTAATGTCCTCGATGATGGGATCGTCTTTTTCTGCCATCGGTTCCTCTGAGTTTGTTAGTTTCCGCGAACAGCATATCGCGGCTCTTCGACAGCCGGGACGCCCTTTTCGCTGACCTTGAAGCGGGCGACCGTGTATCGGCCAGTTTTCGCGGTAGGTGAACCCACGCGTAAAGTCACCGATAAACCACTGAGTCGTCGAACTTGTGCGATCCTGGACATACTGGTTGGACACGACTTCAAGCGGCGTCCCGCTGAGCGGATTCGGTGCTAGAGTGGTCGTGTTGGTGTTGGTCACCTCACGTGTTTCGGTAGAGTTTACGATCCGGTTTGCCGTGAACAGTAGAGCAGTCGGCACGATCAATTGACGGCTACCGATCATCACCGGCTCGCCGGTGTTCGGGTCGTTGATCGCATCGAACAACAGCAACGCCGTCTCAATATCTGTCCAATCCTGAAGGGCTGCCGTATCGAGATTGTCAAAGTCGCCGTCCGTGTGGGTGTTCCCATACGTGCCCTGGGCAGCCCCATCGTTCCGGCGGTAGATCGTATCCTGACCAAGCACGGCATCGAGTATGCGTTTCTCTTTGTTGATGCCCATCATCTCGGCACCTTTGTTTGCCCGGTCGAGCAGCAGCCCGGTGCGGTCTCCGAATACGGCTTCCTTCGAAAGTGACAGAATATAACCCCGTTTGACTTTCTCAGGAGTAAGAATCCATTCTTCGCTGACACCGACTTCTGGGTATGGTTGGTTCGCTCCGATCGCTTCGGCCTCATCACCCGGCAGGCTGATTCCAGGGATCTTTTCCTCTTCCTGCAGGTCAGTCGGCACGTTGCGTGTGACTGTCGATCCGATCAATGACGGCTGGTCGAACGATTCGAGCGTCGAGGTGAAGAAAATCTGGCCGGTAATGTTTGAGAACGTCGCATGGTCAATCGGACCGGCTTCAAGCAACGAACTCGTATTGCGTCCATGCTTTCGCGGGCTGAACGATTCGAGGAGTTCTCGACCGACGGGCGTACCGTCCTCGTATGTCACAAGATGCTCAAACAGGTCCCGGATAGAGAACTCAGACGGTTTGATTTGACGATTCGCTCGGTTGAACCGTGAGCCCCCCTGGGATTGCCAGTAAAACCCACCGTCGGAGTTGATGCCATTGTAGGCGTCTTCAACCCCCATCGCTTCGGAGAGCTGCGACAACACCCTATCCTCTTCACCGGTTCGCTTGGCGTTACGAATATCGCGGGCGAGTGATTCAGCGAAAGCGGTCATGTTCTTATCCTTTGAAAATCGTAAGATTCTTCAGTTTTTAGAGTTCGGTTACCGAGTGCCTTCCCAGGCAATGACTTTAAGACGAACCACTTCCACATTTCCTCCGCCAGCCTTGGCACCGCATACTATGGCCATTTCAGTTGGCGAGCCTAACGTGATGGTATGCTTGACTTTCGCGCCGTTGTTATCAAGTGCCTGCCGAGGATTGTTGCCACCGGCTTCGTCGATCATCGGGATGATCTCGACGGTCGTTGCATCTCGACGACGGATGTCAATCTGCAGCGTATGGAAATCGGTAATAGCGTTCGGGCTGGCAGCGGCGAGACGGGTCGTTTGCTGAGTGCTGCCAAGCGAGGTTTCAAACCGCCAGAAGTTTTCTCCGTCGAGCTTGAAGAATACGGCCCCGCTGTATGTGGCCAGCGGCCCACCAGCATCATCTTGTAGGGAGTTGACGACAACGGCGGATTGAAAACCGAAAATCACGTTGATGTCGTCTGAATTCGCCTCAACAAATGCCAGCTTTCCGATGCAGGACATCGGCTTATCGTCGGCGATCAGAAAAATTTCCCGCGTCATGTGCAGGTACACTTCGTCGTTATTTGAACCACCGGTCGTGAGATCGAGGCCGCCTTCGGCATCGTTAAGTGAAGTAATTGCCGAACCGCTGTCACCTTCGATGGTCGTCCACGTGTCGGCCGTCACAAAATGGTTGAAGTCATCTTTGTCCCCGAACTGTCGGGGTGCGAGCAGGAATCTCTCAGGTAACGTCAGTGATTTGGTCATTATTTTCGTTCCGTTTATCGGAGTTGGTAACACGACATGTACTGGATGACCAACGTTTCAGCGTTGGCCCCACCCGTTGATTACACTTTTCGCAACCGGCTGGCGAATTCTTTTGCGTCCGTAGCGGGCTTCCATTCGCGGCCTTCCGATTCCATGATCGACGGTGATTTTCCGGGTCGCTTGACTCCGCCGCCGTTTGATTTCTCCGGCCAAGACTCGACCAGCTTTTGACGTTGTCCTTCCGGGACGGCAGCGACAGCAGTGATCCGCTCGTTGCTTGCGTCACGGCCGGATTCGAGCAGCATGTTTTTTGCTTCCATCCGGTCGATGGAACGCAACCGCTTCTGTACTGATTCCGGAAGCACAGCTTCCTCATCCGTACCACCAGCACCAGAGTCCGATTCCCCCTCGACAGTCTCCTCGATGGTGTCGAGTTTTTCCTTCACATCCTCGGCCATTTGAGCCAGTTCTGCGGCTTTCTTGCCCACCTCTTTCGGCGGAATATCGGGGTCCTTGAAGATTTCGTCAGCACGCTTGGCGAGTGCTTGTACTGCAGCATCGGCAGCGGAAACCTCCGCCTCGATGACTTCCTCGTCGGAGACTTCATCAAGCAGGCCACCCTCTTCCATCTGTTCAAGAACACGCTTGAAGCCTTTACGTTTACGACTGGCGGCTTTCACGACTTCGCGGAGAGTTCGTTTCATTTGAGTTTGCTCCACAGATTCAAAGAGTCCGGCGTTCGTCGCCGGTTGGGATACGATGTCTACGGAAAAAACAGCGTCGATGGACTCGACGACCCACTTGCCGTCACTCTGGACAAGCTCGCCTTCGGCGTCGTGCGACAATCCAAACTGACGCGAGAATCGCTCGGCTGCCTCGAATACGGGTTCGGAGCGTTCGTGAGACTTCAAGATGTTGAGGTCTCCAAACACGTCTGGCCCGACTACGTGACAACTCTCAAGCTGGCCGATGAATGAGTCGAAGGACCGCTCCTCATTTGGATTGTTGCGGTTGCGATGGTCAATGTTAACCTTGATGCCTTCGTACAGCTTGGCGGCTTCGCGGAGAGCGCGGTCTGAGTATGTGCGACCGTTCTTGCTCTCCCGGCCGAGGATCTTTACGTCCCTGATCACGCCGGACTCACGGTCAACCGTGAGCTTCGATTCTGACAGGACGGTTTCTTGCAGTTTTTGTTTCATGCTTCGCAACCAATAAAAAAAGGGGGCCGACGTGATTTCTCACGCGACCCCCTCAAAGGCTGCGAAGTTGAGGCTTCTGCCGGTCTGCATCAACCGGCTAGCCCAATCGAGTGCCGGTGAATAATCACCGGCCCCCTCATGTGTGTCAATCTTGGATTACGATTGAGTCTCTGTCAAGGGGGAATCAGTTATCGAACCCAAGCACCCGGTTCGCTTCGCCAACCAACTGACGCCGCAGGAAGAAATCAGCACCCTCCGGTGCCTTGCAATCCCGCACGCGAATCCGACCGGACAGGCGACCAACGCGGAGCACCGACAGGAAGCACCGGCAGTGCGGATGAGCTGGAATCGAGATACGCCCACGCCACACCTGATCCGGCAACCCGTGGAACGGCCAGCAAACCTTGCACACCCGCGGGTCGCATTGCGTGAAAAAGAACGGGGAACCAAGGGAGAGATTCGGCACGTCGCCGGACCGGACAGCCGACGTAGTCCCCTCGGCCTGTGCTGCTGTGACCTCTGTCTCGGCGACGGTAGCGACACGGGCAGGGTTGAGAATCGTGTTGACGTCCCCGCCCGCTGCGAGCCGTTCGCGGGTGTGTGTTACGAAATCAGTAGAAACCTTCCTGGCCTGCCGTGAGGCGAACAGCCGCCCCTGCTCTTGACCGGCCGTCTTATTCATCCCGTGCTGGTCGGAAGCGGCGATGAACACCAACAGCATCAACGCGGCAAGTTCATCTTGCGTCTGTTGCTGGGCTTCGACCCAGAACTCAGCCGGGACGTTGTTGATGTCTGGCGGGTCTCCCATCAGCCGCTTGAGTTCACGCTTCTGCTTCGCGGTGAGCTTGGCGAACTCGCGGGCGAATCGCTTGTCAAGTGCGTTGCGGTTCTTTAGTTCTGCCATTGCTTTGTTCTATTTTCGGTTCGGTCGGCCTCATAAGTTCGGATATATCGTGACACTCGAAACCGTCTTCGATCATTGCTTGCTTGAAGTGTTGAAATTTACCGACCTTCTTTTTTGGAAAAAGTACGATCTGGTTGGCGTCTATCATGTGGCGAATTTTTT